ACCCCGTAGAGGAACCCCATTAGGGCCTCTCTACTTATGGCATGATCGCAGAAGTCAGTTGCCGTCTCCAAATCACTTGATAGGAGCCAGCGGTCTTCTGCATGTGTGTCATTCAGCTTGGAAGACTTAGTCTCGAAGCCTTTGACCCACTCCCACATGACATTCTGGCCTTTAAGGCCAGCATGCGCTTGTGGTAATGTAGCCATTGTTTCCACCAAAAGGTGGCCCAATGGCTGCAGGAGGATTGTGACCCACCACTCACTTATTGTATAAATACGATTTTTGAGTCCGGGTTCTCCACAGACGCTGGTCTTCACCACTGGTGTTGGCCCACCGTCTATAAGCTCCATTTCAACCGGGTCGATTACGCCCCGCTTGACGCCTTCATCAAAGGCGCATTGGAGAAGTTGCAGGCCCATATTCTTATTGAGCCCTGCATAAGCAGTGGTTTGCATGGGAGTTTGAAACTCATCCATGAAACCGACTTCCGGTCCTTCCTCCTCTGCTCGGAGAGGGAAGACTGTGCAAGTACGCCAACGGGGTCCTATGGAATCCGTTGGTAGCATCTGCTCCCCGGTGTAGCACCAGATCTTGAGTCCATCTGGCTCAGGATCTGTGAGGTACGACGTTAAAACGTCATGTATCTCTGCTGCTCTTCCACCATCGGACCGACTGTACATCAATGATGAACGGTTGGTTACCGAAATATGGAATGGCGAGTTAATGGCTTTTGCCACTTCTCGTGAGTCCACCCGGCGTCCTATTCTTAGGGCCAACGCCCGGACGAATTGTTTTCTTTCGTACGGGATGTCCGGGGGCAGCTCCATAACTGTGTTATGGTGCTTAATTAGGGACAATTCCTGCATCCGACCTTTGGTCGGTGGAGGAAAGTTCCTAGTAGAAGTAAGATGGGCAAGTCTTTTGACCTGTCCCTTGGACTGAGGTCCGAGATGGTACATCTTCACCAACCAGGACGGACCATTGCCCAAGGTATTTACTCCGTTCACCACCTTCGATCCTGGGAAGCTTCCCGGGAGAGGTGTCATCTCTCTTACCACCGCCTTTTGGCAGGTGACTGTTAGGTGTAGCATGGCGTCTTTGTAGACCTTCCACATTACGTCCTCTCCACCGTAAGAGAGAAGAGCAATCTGCCAGCGGAACATCTTTTTGATGTACCACTTTGCCTCTGGTAGTGCAAAGCACTCCGGGCATGACAGCAATAAGTTATCTTCAAAAGAGAGCCAATGGCGCTCAAAACGAAGCAACTCCCCTAAAGGCCGGGCAAGGTAGGCTTTAGCCAACCGAAGCCCAAGCAGGCCCTTAGCTACATAGCTCTGGGCCAGCTTCCTTTGTACACTCTTGTGCAAGGGATATTTGGGATCATTAAAGCGAAGTCTTTGACTTCCTTTAAGATTAAGCTCACTCGGCCTTAGGTCGAGTGGCTGTAGCAACTG